CAAGAAACAGCTGGATGGAAAATTTCTTTGCATACATAACTGAAGAAGGTGGTAATCCATTTAAAGTCTTAGAGCTTATGAGGGATAAATCAATTGATCTTAAAGAGCAATACATAACTGAGTTAATGGTTGGCTCAGCATTTAAGGGTGACGAATTAGTTCCTGGTGTTCGTCAAGGTATTTTCCAAAGAACGGTTTTTGATGGTCCAGCGGCAAATTATGCAGATGCATTATTTAAATATGTGGGAGATATAGAGAAAGGGTTGTTTTTCCCAAGTTATTTATTAAATAATAAACAAGCAATAAATGATCTTATTGGTGCTTTAATTGCAATGGAACGTGGCAAGTTTGGGCGCTTTGGAGGCGGAGATATTCCTAAATTTAAAAAAGGCGGATTCGTACCCGGCGCTCCATCTATGCCAATTCCTGCAACTCTGCATGGTGGTGAATTTGTTCTAAATGCAGAGGCTGTAAGGAAGATTGGCATACCTGCTCTGAGTCAACTTAATAAAGCAAAGTTCTCTGTCCCGGAAATTCCGTCTATGAGAATCCCCAGCCCATCGTTGCAAGCTGTGAGCGGAGCAAGTTCTTCAACGCAAAATGTAAACATTTATGTTGATACGTTTGTTGGAGAACCAGAATGGTTCAAATCAATGATGAAAGAGTATAATACAAAAATTTTACCCAGAAACCAAAAAGCAGCCGGTCTGGAAAACAGAGTTATTTCAACTTATAATGGTTTAAATAGGGGTAACTAATGTCTATTGTCAACCTAATATTGATTAACGGAAATGAAATTACTGAACACAATAGAACATTTGATTCTACTGAACTTTTGTCTGTAAACGACATAGACCTAGCAAGTGGTCATAAAAGAAGGTTTTATAAGGATAATAAAAAAGAATTTAATTTCTCTTGGTCTTACCTACCCAGCCTCCAAGTAAAAACTGTTGATAATCGTAAAGGGCAGATTTATTTAGAAACTTTGGGTAATATTCGTGGAACTGTAACGGTTGCTATACAGACTGTTCCTAATGGCTCATATGATGAGTATACATGCTATGTTGATTCTTATTCTAAAACTTTAATTAGAAGAGATTTTTCAACACAATGCAGTTATTACGATGTCTCTTTAACTTTGGTTGAGGCTTAATATGACAAATTTTAGTCGCTTTAGCATAACAGAGCCTTTAAGTAGCGGTTATGATTTTTATACCGCAGATGCTGCAATAGCCATAAGCGCCTCTCTTTCAGCATCGCTTACCTTAACAGCTCAAGCAATAGAAATTTTGCACGCGCAATCAGAAATGTCCGGTGCTTCTGAATTGTCTGCAAATGCAGAAAAAATTGCATATGCAGAAGTTTCAATTCAAAACATTTTATCAACATCTCTAACAGCGGTATTTGAAAGACAAGATGTTTCAACTTCTATTTCTGCAAATCTTAGCATTTCTGTAGACATGAAAAAAATTGCGTTTGGTCAACTGGATGGTGCCGCCGGAGCATCGGGGGCATCACTGGAAGTTTCAATGCTTAAAGAAGCTCATGCCCAATCAAGCATTAGTGGGCATGTAGATGTTGCTGATTCTCAAATAATAAAAACTGCAAAAGCAAATTCGGCACTAAGTGGCGCTTTGAGTGTTGCGACGGTTTTGCAAAGGGTGTCTTTGATTTCGTCGTCAATGTCTGCCCATGTTGATTTGTCTGTTCTTGGCAAGATAGTACTCATTACTATTCGCACCAGTTTGATAAACAATTTAACTGTAACGCCAAGAATTATTAAATATCGCCCATCCGTTGGCGGGGTTGAAATACTTGATACGCAGCAGATCAGAACTTTGCTTTCAATAGATAATAAGGTTATAACAAATCATAACAGAATCATTGAATCCTCTATTGAGCCAATTTATATCGAGAACACTAATGTTAAAAACACTAGAAGTCGTTATTATAAATCAACTACAAGAGCCAGTAGGAATGTCTTTGTGCTTTCATGGCAATACCTTCCGAATAGTAAAGAACAAACGGTTGATAACAGGTTGGCTAGGGACTATATTGTGTCAATAGCCAGAGATCCCGATTACCATGTGCTTAAAATTACCAATATGGATTCATCAGGGGTGACGCCTGATACTCAAACAAGTTATAATGTATTGGTGACAAATTATAACGAAACTCTGGTTAGAAGGGATATTAGCTCCAATACTTACTATTGGGATTGCTCAATTACTCTGAGCGAGGTCTAATGCTAACTTACGGACTTTACAATAAACCAATATCTAATACTTTTGTAGATAAAATTTCTGCTATTTCCCAAAAAATAAAACCAATGGTTATTGTTCATTGGCTTGATAGTCGCCATATTGATAAGGTTGACGCTAATACCGAAATAGCATCAAGCAATGCTACTTATGTTATACCTACGAATAATGATATAACTAATGAAGCCTACGGAATGCTGTCAGAATCAAGATCATTATCTGATAATGAAATATTGTTTAATAAATTAAAAAGGGCAGATTTTTATTTTACACCAAATGAATCAATTAACGGAATTGAAAGAGAATCGTTTCCGTGGGCTGTTGCTGGGGCTAAAGATGTTAACGGAAATATAATTACCGCAAATGGCAATTGGCACTGTTTACCTACATCGAGCAGTTCTAAAACAAATGTTTTGGACTTAGATGATAATTTTGAATTTGGATACTGGTCATCTTATAAAAGTACCAGCAATTTACACGCTACCAGAAACGGCTACGAGTTTTCAACACCTGTTGTATTAACATATCTATTTACAGCTAGGCCGGTAAATTTAATTAAAATCATTACATCGGAACATTATGGACAAATTAAATCTTACAATGTAAAAGCCTATGTGAACACATCAACATTAGTTTTTGATCAAGATGGGGAGATAGCTGAAGATAATTATTACTTTACACATTACCTTCAAGGCATTTCTAACAGTGCTATCAATAAAATATTAGTAACTATATATACCACCAAAAACCCATTAGATAACGCCAGGGTTCAAGAGGTGTGCCCTATCTATGAAGTAGATATGACTGATTATGTAATTGATGTAAATGTTTCTAAAGTAAGAGATGTGCATGAAACAAGCCTTCCAATTGCTGGCGGGGGATCATCAACGGCATCTATTAGTTTTAATAATAATAATAAAGATTTTAATATATTTAGTTCAAATTCTTTGTTTGGAAAATATATGAAAAAAGATTTAAAGTTTTTTATATATGGCGGTTGGCAAATTCAAAAAACAGATGATTATGAGATATCAACTTTTTTAACAACTTCTATTAATGCCAACTCTAATACAATTCCTGTTGGAACAACAATTGGGTTTCCAGACGGGGGTGGGGATAATAATTTTATATTAACAATTGATAAAAATACTATTAATAGAGAATATGTTCTTTGCTCCAAAAATTCTCCATTTTTGTTTAATGCTGTTGAAAGAGGCTATGGTGATTCAATAGCCAGAAGCCATAATGCTAACGCAACTGTGCATTTTGACACTTTTGAATATGTCCCTTATGGTGTTTTTTATATAGATGAATGGCAAGCCGCTTCTTCATCAATGGTTGTTAGTGCTTCATTGACGAATTGGAGCAAATTTTTAAATGAAAAAACTTTTACTAAAGGTTTTTTTATTCAAGATTCTACAATATCTTTAGCAACTAAAAATATTTTAATGAATTCAAATTTTCCAGAAAAAGATATATTTTATTTATCAAAACCATCAGAATCTTATACAAGAAATAATGCTATTTTGCATTATAATTTTAATGAAAATATTGTTGATAGAGACAATGCAACAAGAACAATATCTAGTTCATTAAGGGCAAGATTTGTTGAGGTTACATCTAATGATTTAGTTGGGCTTAAAGATATTCTTCTTGATGCCAACGATAAAGATTTAACTGTTATGGAAAAAGCTTTGGATATTAAAGCCTATTTTACCCCATCATTAACAACTACATCAAGTGCTATATCAACACAAAACCAGGCTTATTCGGTCGCCTTAAATTTCACTGCCGGTACTTTTACAAAACATGCCGGCGGTGCTGTTACGCAGTTTTATAACGGTGTTTTTGATGGGTTCTATATTCCCGATATATCTGGGAATCAAAGTTTAATGATTTTAATAAATCGGGGTGGTGTTCGCGTTTATTTGGACAAAGTATTGATTATCAACGACTGGTACTCGGTTGAGTCCGGCACTAATTCACCAGTGACTCTGGAATCCGCTAATTATAATTTAACTGCTGGCAAAATGTATGAATTAAGAATTGAATTTTTTACTGGTGCTCTTAAAACAGGAGCGCCCTTTCAAATTCAATTAAAACGAAATGATAGCAGCGGTATTGATTGGGTTTATTCTGATCAAACAATAACAATGGCCGCCTTGGACAGAATTGGCAGCAAATCAAACCAATCGTATCTTTCTTTTAATTCTGGCACTGGTCAATGGTCCGTTGTCCCCAACCAGAATCAAATAGAAAGAGCTTCTAGGAGAAATAATGCAATATATGTGGGAAACCCCACCCTGGCTCAACCAGGAGGGGTCGTTTCCGATACAGACAACAAGAGTTTGCTTCTGTCATCAAATTCTTATTTAAGAATACCTTACGACATATCTTATAATATTTTTGAAAGCAATTCTCACACATATACTGGTGATTTTACAATTTCTACATATGTTAAGTTTAATGCAAATTCTTTCTCTGGTAATGGTGAGTTTATTAGTAACTGGAATAACTCCACCCCAAATTCTGGGTTTGAATTATTTTACAATTCCTCAATGCACGGAATAAAAATAATAACATCATCGGGGACTGAAGTAATTTCATCTAATACAGCGCTTTCAAACTCTTCCTTCTCGTTAATGTCTTTTGCATTAAAAGGCAATATTTTAAAATATTATGTAAATGGTGTGCTGTCAAATACGATTACCCTGTCGGGCACTCCAATTTCTTATATCAACAAAGACCTTTGTATTGGTGGTCGTGGCGCTTCTTACGCTTCTGGTGCAGAAGTAGCCCCAGCCACAATTCGTGAATTTACAATTGATGAGTTTGTTATATTTAATAACGCATTAAGTGATGAACAAAATTTAAATAATTATATTGAAACTCAAATCCAACCATCGGATGTATTCCCGTTTATATATGGGAACGATACTACTGCTCAAAGCATAATTGATAGCATAAGTCTCGCTGATCTTGGTCGGCTGTATATAGATGAAAATGAAAAAGCCAGATATGAGCACTATTATCGTCTTTTTGAAACAACAATAGATCAACACGCCAATGTTCAACAAATTTTTTCAGATACAATAAATATTATTGATGCTAGTTATAATGTTCAGTTGCAAACAAACAAGGTTGTTGTAAAAGTATCAGGCATAACTAATAATTTAATTTCCAAACAGTCTTTGTGGAGGGCTGAAGATCCCACTTCTTTGGGGACTGTAAATCTCGTATCCAATATTACTAATACATCCAATACATTGCCAGTAAGTACTACGGATAAACCCCCATTCCCCAAATCGGGCTATCTTAAAATAGATAATGAAATTATAAAATATAGTAATACAACAAGCAACGCTTTTTTGTTGGCAGAAAGAGCACAATTCGGCACAGCTGCTGCGGCTCATTCTAACAGTGCTCTTGTGCGAGAAGTTCTTAGTTTTGATATTAAGTTTGATAAATCGCCTGCATTTCGAGTGCAAAATCCGTTTATAACTAATTTGGTTGAACCATTACCACCATTAATAGAGCTTATTAAATTTGAACCCAATCATTATGGGGCAAAATTAATTATTGCGGCTTCTAATGCAACAACTTCTGGTTCGTTAGTTTATGTTGAAGGAGAAGATGTTGCCAGCAATACTAAGGCTTTTGCGTCAATTGCGGGCATCCCGGTTGTTGTTACTGAAGCTAAAGGTGAAGTAGTTGAGAAAGTTGCAAAGCTTGACGATAATATTAGAAAATATGGTCTTAAAGAATTAGTTATAGAAAATGAATTTATTTCTAATTTAGAAAAAGCACAAAAAATAGCAAATTTTATTATTAGCAAAATGAGTGAACCAGTTCCGGTTATAAATTTAAATATATTGCCTAATCCAAGAATTCAACTTGGAGATCGAATAAAAATATCTTCAATGGATTCTTTTGATATAATTAATGGAGAATATTGGGTTATCAGCACAGATTGTGTGTTTTCCGATAGCCCATCGCAAAGCATTGTTGCAAGGAAGGTTGTTTAATGACAAGGGTACGAGGCTCCAGCGGTATATCCGAGAGCTCAATTGTATTTTACAACGGCGGTCATAACCATGATGGCATATCTTCCGCTCTTATAGACACAGATGAATACTCCCTTTATGACTGGACAGTGGGTTTTGTTGGGGCGGGCTCTAGGCTGATTCGTCAGCAAGCAAATTTTGATGCTTTAAAAAATGTAATTGCGAGTGTTGTTACCGAAACCGTACTTGGACCCACCGGTATTCGTCTGGCTCCAAACAGTTTACATGCTATTAGTATTGTTTCAAACACTATAACGGCAGATCAATTGGCAGCCAATATTGTTTTAGTTAATAACATAATAAGAAGTAATAATTACGTTGCCAATACTTCTGGGTGGGCTATTCATGGTAACGGTTTTGCTGAATTTGATATTGCTGTAATTAGGGGAACAATTGTTGCTAATTCAATTTCTATAAATGCCTACAATTTTTGGAATTCTAATGGGACATTTTCGGTTGGTGCTCCTGATAATCTTATGGTTTATGACGGCACAAATTTGGCATTAACAGGAACGGTTACTGCAACAGCTGGGCAGATTGCTGGATGGACAATTTCTGGAGATAGCCTTGTCACTGGTGGTAATTTTTCTGGCGATATGGTGCTTGGTGAATTTCCGGAAAGTGATGGTTATGCCGGAATGCAAGTTAGAGGTGAGGCTCAGGCAGGAACTTCACTTGTAGGCGAGGTTGTTGCTACTGGTGGTGAGGAAGGTGAAGCTTTTGTTCGGGTTGCCCTAGTAGACGCAAGCAACAATCAGCCTACACAAAATAAAACTAAGTTAATTTCACGCGGGGTTGTATATCAGTACCACAGCGAGCAGCAATGGGAATTTTTTAAAGATGACAACAATGTTTTGTTTGCAATTGTAGATGGTATTTCTTACTGCCTAATGCAGTGCAATACTAGTTTAAGCACCAATGCAACTACAACTACTACTAGTTCTGGCGCTACCACCACTACTACCACCACTACTACCACTACCGCAGGTCCGTGCCTCACCCCGCCAGGAAATGGCTGGACAGCTTCTGGTGGTGTTGAAAATAGAGCTTGGGACTATCCAGGCGCCCCTCCTTGTGATAATTCAAATTGTGTGCAACAATGGCAACTTTATACCAAAGCAGGCTGTGGAAATTACGATTTGTTTCTGGGCTGTTCTTGCCCTCCCCCCGGCCAGGGCGGTGGTACAACTACGACCACTACGACTACTACGACCA